AGTACTTTATCTCATATTCATGCTCGTGATGGTTATATGGCATTTGACACAGGCACTTCATCAACTACCACAGAACATATGAGGCTCCAAGCTGATGGTACATTGAGCATAGGTACTACCAATGATACAAATGCAAAATTATATGTTTTAAATAGTAATACTGAACCTGTAACATTTATTCAATCTGGTAGTAATGGAAATGATGGTGTTATAGCTATTAATACAAGCATTAATCAAAATGCAGGAAATACGGATTGTCAACATTTAAAATCAACAACACAGAATGTTGGAACATTTAAACTCAATGGTAATGGCTCATCTACATTTTCATCTGATGAAAGACTAAAGAAAAATATTGAAACTACAAGAGATGGTTATTTAGAAGATTTGGCTAAACTAAGAGTAGTAAAATATAACTGGCATTGTCATGATGATTCAACAGATAAAGAGCTTGGTTTGATTGCACAAGAAGTACAAAAAGTATTTCCAAAATTAATTGTTGAAGATGATGTAGAGTTAAATGGAATTGAAAAACCTTTAGCTATTAAAAATTCTGTATTACCAATGATGCTATTAAAAGCATTACAAGAAGCAAACACTAAGATTACAGCATTAGAAGCTAGAATAACAGCATTAGAAACAGCCTAACTTAAAGGAGAATAAAATGGCAGTAACTTGGACAATAGGAACAATGGAACGTGATTTAGTGCAGGGAGACAACACAGATATTGTGACTGTCTTGCACTGGAGAGCAACAGACTAAGATGCAGATGGCAACACTGGTTCAGCTTATGGAACAGTGGGTGTAACTCTTGTAGGCACACCAACACCATATGCAGATATCACTGAAGAGCAAGCTATAGGATGGGCTAAAGATGCACTTGGTGCAGATGAAGTTGCATCAATAGAAGCGGGTATTGCTAGTCAGATAAGTGCAATGGCTAATCCAACAACAGCAAGTGGAGTATCTTGGTAATGTCTGAAACAGTAACAATTAATGATAAAGAGTTTAAGTTTGAAGATTTAGATGAAAGTCAAAAATATTATTATTCTCAGATAAAACTTACACAACAAGAAGCCGATAGCTTAAAAGTAAAGCTAGACCAAATGACAGGTTCAAATTTGTTTTTTAAAGACCAATTAGCAAAATCACTAATTAAAGAGGAAGATAATGGTCAAAGCGAGTGATGTTAAGGCTCAAATTGATACTCATGAAGCTGTTTGTGCAGAAAGATGGAAAGAGACTATCTTAAGGATTAAACGTATTGAGCATATCATGATAGCTACAGCAGGAACTTTAATCATTATGATGGCTACTTTGTTAATGAGATAAATATGGTAGTTGCTGAAATTCTTACTGGTATCGCATTAGTACAGAAAAGCGTAGACTTTATAAAAAGCAACATAGGTACTGTAAACGACATAAAAGACATAGCTAAACAGATTGACGGGTTCTTTCTTGGTGAAGAACAGATGAACAAGGGTCAAGGCAAAGGTCTTTCATTAAAAGAACAATTTGGCTCAGTTGAAAATACAGCTAATGATTTCATCAATAGAAAACTTTTAGAAGAACGAAGAAACGAACTTAAACAATTAATAAATCTTAGATTTGGTGCTACTGCTTGGGATTCTATACTAGCTGAAAGAGCAGAAAGAATAAACCAAGCCAAAGAAGCTCAAAAGCAAGCGAGAATAAAAGCTAAAAAAGAACAAGAAGAAATATTAGAGGTTATTAAATGGGTTGGATATGGGTTTATCATAATTGGTTTAGTAATTGCTTTTATCGTTGTGGGTGTAAAAGCGTTTGCAAAAGAATACACATATGACCAGAAAGTGCGACAAGGCTTAATAAAAGAACCCAAAATGACCACTTGCAGGTTAATGAAACAAAAAGTTTTCAAAGATAAAATGGCTTGTATTTACAGGGGTGCTAACAAAACATATGAAATGGAATTTACAGATATTAGAATTGGTTGCCCAAAACAGTATCTTTGTGTGCATAACCCTAATGGAAATGAACCCTCAATAGACAAAGTTATGGAAAGTTTGAGGAGTATAGCTAAATGACAGCCTTTATGCTTGCTTGCACATTAAATGGGATAGCTACTGGTGGTATATACTTTGAAAATGTTAATGTTTGTTTGCAGTACAGGGATAAACTCAACAATCAATCATATATGAAAGACGATAAGCCACAGGTTTATCAATGTATTTGTAAGCTAATGCCTTTTGTAGATACAGAGAAAGTGAGGGTTTATTAATGACAGAAGAAAAAAAGAAACTAATAAATTTAGATATTGGGCAAAATAGTTTTGAATTATCTCTTAGAATACTAGGAAATGAGTTTGTTGCAATAAAGATTGGCTCAACTAATTTTTCTGGTAAATTAATAGCAGGGGGTATTTTGTTGTTATTTTTTACTTTGGTTCTTTTAGAGGGTTTTGGATTAAATGAGGTTTTGAAACAATGACTGTTGAAACATTTCTAAAATGGAAAATATTACCAAGATTTATGATGCTTGCCAGTACCATAATGAGTTGGCGTTGTGCTGAATGGTTTATGGATTTAGATGCACCTACAGCTAGTCAATCTGCTTTTGTATCGGTTGTAATGGGTGTTATGACAGGTGTATTTGGTATTTGGATGGGTCACGAACATAAAGGGGATAAATAATGGATATAGAGCATTTAAAAAAAGATATTATGTTTGAGGAAGGTGTTAAGTATGAGATTTATAATGACCATCTTGGGTATAAAACTTTTGGTGTAGGGCATTTGTGTAGGGCTACAGACCCAGAAAATGAAATGGAAGTAGGCACACCAGTATCTAAAGAAAGAGTTGATGAGTGCTTTGAGGTTGATTTATATGTTGCGATTAATGATGCTGAAAAGTTCTGCGAGGGTATAGAAGTTGACGATAATATTAAAGAATGTGTTACCCATATGGTGTTTCAGTTAGGTTTACCAAGATTAAATAAATTTAGAAATTTTAAACAAGCCTTAGTTGATGGAGATATTGCAAAAGCCCAAGATGAAATGAAAGATTCACTTTGGTATAGGCAAACAACTAACAGGGCTGAAAGATTAATAGAAAAAATGGGGCAAAGTTTATGATACAAGCATTAATAGCACCAGTTACAGGGCTTTTAGATAAGTTTATTCCAGATGCAGACCAAAAGGCTAAGTTGGCACATGAGATAGCCACAATGTCCGAAAAACACGCCCAAGAGCTTGCTAAAGGGCAATTAGAAATAAATAAAGCAGAAGCTAGTCACAAATCCATCTTTGTTGCAGGTTGGAGACCATTTATAGGTTGGACTTGCGGGGTAGCGTTATGTTGGCATTTTGTTTTAGCACCAATAACTATATTTTTATGTGCATATTTAGGGGTAACTATCCCAGAATTACCTACATTTGATATGGGTAGTTTAATGACTGTTTTAATGGGTATGCTAGGCTTGGGTGGTCTTAGGACATATGAAAAGCAGAAAGGTCTAACAAAATGATATGTGAAACTTGTAAAGCGTATGAGTGTGATAAAGAAGAATGTAACTGTAAATGCCACACTCGGGAGAAAAAAGAAAAAATTAATTTAAAACACGAGTAAATAACATGATGTGGCATTTTTTAAGTTTATCTAAATTTTTTAACAAAATTGGTAATTACTTTTATCATCTTCACATTAAAGAATTGAAGATAAAACAAAAGATTGATAGTGAAAAACCTAAAAAACCTTACTGCAAAAAATGTGTTTTAAAATATGCAACCGCAGAAAAAATGAAAAGAAAAGAAAAAATTATTCATGCAACACAAGGTAATAGGATTAGAAAAATTACAGAATTTTGGCTTGAATGTATAAGATGTAAGGCTAAAACCAAAAAAAGGTATTGTTAATGAGTAAAGTTTATATGAAATTATATGATTTTTTTAATGGTATAGCCAATTACTTCTGGCATAAGGCTATAAATGACAAAAAGAAAAGATGATTTAGAGCAAGAATTTGGCAAAGAGTTTATTGACTGTATTTTAGGAAAATGCGAAGCTAATTGTAGATATTGCAAAAAGGAGAATGAAAATGCCATACCACACAAAAAAAACTAAACGAAAAATGAAGAAGAAGAAAAAGAAATAATGGCTAAGAAACGTAAAAAAGCACCTAGAGGTTATCATTATATGCCAGATGGTCGCTTAATGAAAAACTCAGCACATAAAGGGAAAAGAAAAAAGAAATAATGGAAGGTTTTACAACTACAGCTACTTTATCTGAACTCATAGATAAAAGACCTATGAAGAAAAGAAAAGGTAGAAGACGTTATAGAATGCCCAATAAGGGCGATTTAAGGGCTGTACAGCGGATATTAAAGAAAAAAGGGATACAATACTAGCGAAATGGAATGTTTTGTTTAATTATGCCTCCAACTAACTCAAGACATTCAGAGACCTCCCCTTTCACAATGTAGTGAGGTGTTCCTAAAATCTCTGATTGTACAGCCCACAGTTTTTGAGTATCAGACAACCTGCCTTTAGGGGCTTTCAATTCAATATATAAAATTCTACCTACTGGATATTCAACAATAATATCTGGACAACCAGACTTTAAACCCATTCTTTTCATCTTAGCATGATAATGAATAGACCTTTTACCCTCATTTGGAACGTGGAAATGTCTAAAGTTATAGATTTTGGCTAAGTAATTAAGATAATCATTACAAGCTATTTGTATGTCAGCTTCTTTAGTCATAGGGAGCAAACCTTTCAATCTACTCCCTATGTATAGTTCATTATTGGAGTATAATAAACATAAAATAGGCTCTAAAATAGGGGCTAGAACCTAAGTATTTCTAACAAAAATCAGTATTATTTACAATTAAATTGTATTTTTTTTAATTTATGGCTTGAAATAACCTAGAAAATAAATTAGGTTATTAGTAATTAAACAACTTAATAATAATAACGGGGCATAAAATGAC